TTATAATCGAAAAAAGAAATAAATTAACAAATCAATTAAATAATATATATACAACTACAACAAATACTCTAAATTCTATTGAAGGATTAGAAAATATAACAAACATATTTGAAGATTTATTTTCTGTTTTAAAAACATTACCTCTCCCTACTTTACCCCCAGGTACCCCCTCACTTGTCCCATTAATACAGGATACTAAAAACTTTTTACTTGCACCGAGTATATCAAAATTTTCCGGATTAACTTCTGGTTTATCTTTAAGTTTATCTTCTTTAGCAGAAAGATTAAAACAAATTATAGATTTATTGAATTCTTTAGATCTTCAAATACAAAAATGTATTGGAGATGATGAAGTTGAGTTAGCAGAAATAAATACTACTTTATTAGAATTAAATAACCAACAACAATCATCAACTACTCAACAAAATACTCAACAAAATACTCAACAAAATATTCAAATTAATGGATTTAATTTTGATGTTGAAACAGAACCTACTACTAATAATCTTAAACGAAAAAGAGCTATCGCTAAAAATGATCAAGGAGTTATACTATTACGAGGAGAATACTCATTTAGTTCCTCAGATCAAATACTAATTAATGAACTTGTATTTTATATACAAACTAATAATTTAAAAGCTGATTAATTAAATATTTATAATCAATATGAAAACAAATGTCTTTAAAAAAATTATCAAAGAAGCAGTGAAAGAAGTATTTCAAGAAGAATTAAAAGAAATTCTCTTAGAATCCTTTAAATCTTCAAGACAACAAACTCTTACAGAACATTCAATTCCACAAGTTAATATTTCTTCTAATTCACCTGAAGTAACAGCTAACATGAGACAAAAATATATGGATGTTTTAAATGGAATGACTATGACTAGTAAAGATGTTACTCCTAAATTTAACCCATCACCTATGGCTGATCCTATAAATGGAAGCCTTCCTAATGGAGAAGTTGGGATGGATCAAATTATGAATTTATTAAATACTAAATAATGGCTTTTGGACAACAGCAAATATTTCCTATAGATTTAAACAACAGTGCTGCTGTTGGTATTTCTCTTCCTTTTAATGGTCCTGCTGTTTTTAAGTCAAATTATCAAACTAAAGACTCTATAAAATATAATTTAATAAACTTTTTTTTAACTAACCCTGGGGAAAGACTATTAAATCCAACTTTTGGGGGAGGTATAAGAAATTTCATTTTTGAACAAATATATAATGATAATATTGAGTTTTTATTAGAAGATATATCTCTTAAAGTAAGAAATTACTTCCCAAATATTCAAATAGAAGATTTAAATGTCTCTAGAAATGAAAATAATAATGAAATATCAATAAATTTCACTTATACGGTTATAAACACTAACATACAAGACGAAATTAACATATCATTTACATAATGGCTACTATCAAACGTGATATAAAATATTTAAATAGGGATTTTTCCGATTTTAGAAATAGACTAATCGAGTTTTCTAAAACGTATTTCCCAAATACTTACAATGACTTCTCCCCTGCTTCTCCAGGTATGATGATTATTGAACAATCCTCTTATGTAGGAGATGTTTTAAGTTTTTATTTAGATAATCAATTCCAAGAAAACTTTATCCAATTTGCTCAACAAACAAATAATGTTTATGAGTTATCATATATGTTTGGGTATAAACCTAAAACAACAGGAGTAGCTCAAACTACTGTTGATTTTTATCAACAACTCCCTGCTAAAAATGTTGGGGGAACTATAGTACCCGATTATGATTATGCTTTAACAATAAATGAAAACACTATAATCTCTTCAGCAGCAGGAGGGAATACACCCTTTTTACTCCAAGATAAAATAGATTTCTCATTTTCATCATCCCAAGACCCAACCGAGATCTCAATATACCAAATTTCAGGAGATTCACCACAATATTATCTTTTGAAAAAAAGCAGAAAAACTATTTCCTCTCAAATTAATTCCCAAACCTTTACTTTTACTACCCCCGAAAATTTTACAACAATTGAGATAAATAGCTCAAATATAGTTAAAATATTAGATATTATAGATTCTGATGGTAATGTATGGTATGAAGTAGATCATTTAGGTCAAGAAATGATTTATAAAAAGATTAAAAATACTAATGTTAATGATCCTAATAATGTATTAGATTCTGGAGAGGTTCCTTATCTTTTAAGTTTAGAAAAAGTACAACGTAGATTTTCCACTAGATTTACCTCAGCAGGAACATTACAAATCCAATTCGGATCAGGAACTGCTATTGATAATGATGAAGATATAATCCCAAACCCTAATAACGTTGGATTGGGATTATTAACCCAACAATCAAAACTAACATCAGCATACTCACCTACTAACTTTTTATATACAGATACTTACGGTATTGCACCTTCAAATACAACTTTAACGGTTAGATATTTAACAGGTGGTGGAGTTACCTCAAATGTTGATGCTAACACATTAACATCCATTAATACAACTAATGTTAATTTTAACCAAATTAATCTTAACGCTACTACTGCAAATTACATCTTTAGATCTCTTTCCTCAAATAACCCAGAAGCAGCTTCAGGTGGTAGAGCTGGGGATACTATTGAAGAAATTAGACAAAATACTTTAGCTCTAGTATCATCCCAAAAAAGATCTGTTACAGCCGATGACTATTTAGTTAGAGCTTTAAGCATGCCTTCAGAATATGGAGCTATATCTAAAGCATTTATTGAACAGCCTAAATTAACTGATAATCAAGTATCAACCATTGAAACTCTTAATTTATATTGTTTAACTCAAAATGCACAAGGACATTTTTCTCAACCTTCAAATGCTGTAAAACAAAATTTAAGAACATATCTTTCTCAAAATAGAATTATTGGAGATAATATTGAAATTAGAGATGCTTTTATTATAAACATAGCTGTTAATTTTGAAATAATAGTACTCCCTGAATATAATAATAATGAAGTATTATTAAGATGTATTAATTTATTGATAGATTATTTTTCTAGGGATAAATGGCAACTTAATCAACCTATATTATTAAGAGATATATATATAAATTTAGATAGAATTAGAGGTGTTCAAACTGTTAAAAATGTAAAAATAACTAATAAAGCAGGAACTACTATGGGATATTCACAATATTCATATGATATAGATGGAGCAACTCAAAATCAAGTAATATATCCATCCTTGGATCCTAGTATATTTGAAGTTAAATTCCCACAAACAGATATTAAAGGTAAAGTAGTACCCCTATAAAATATAATCAATGGCTATATATAAAATATTCCCCTACAAAGACACAACCCTCTATTCCTTATACCCTAATATGAGTACAGGATTAGATGCTATTAGTGAAGTAGTTAATAGACTTGGGATTGATGGCACCCCTGATGTATCTCGATTTATAACTCAATTTGATACAACTGAAATTCAAAATGTTATAAATAATAAAATAGGTAATAACATTTGGGATGTTAATTTTAAAAATTTCATAGCAGATGCTTATGGTATAACTTTAAACTCTACTTTAGAAATATGGCCTCTAGCTCAAGATTGGAATAATGGAACTGGAGAATTCCTTGATAGCCCAATTACAACTAATGGTGCCAGTTGGAATTTTTCAGATTATAGAGATGGTACTTCATGGTCTGCAGCCGGATTTATAGGTACAGAATTATATACTAGTTCATATAACTCTACATACGCCCCCCAAGGTGGAGGTAACTGGTTTTATTCGGGATCTGATGTTTCTTCTTATAGAGTAACTCAATCTTTTGATTTAAGAAGTGATAAAGATCTTAATATTAGTGTTAAAACTATAGTATCTAAATGGTATAGTGGATCATTACCTAATTATGGTTTTATTACAAAATGGGCTCCTGATATTGAATTTTTTAATACATCCTCTATCCAACCTGTAATGAAATATTATAGTGTTGATACTAACACAATTTACCCTCCTCAATTAGAATTTAAATGGAGAGATTACTCTTCAATCTTAACAGGATCAGAATCAACAATTGTTTCTAATCCTAATATTAAAATGTCTCTAGCTGAAAATCCTGGTGTTTTTTATAGTGGTAGTATAAATAGATTTAGACTTAATGTTAGTCCAATGTACCCTGCTCGAACATTCCAAACTAGTTCATTTTATGTGGGTAAAAACTATCTACCTACTTCTTCATATTATGCTGTAAAAGATTTAGATACTAATGAATTTATAATTGATTTTGATTCTCAATTCACTCAAATAAGTGCTGATTCAACTAGTAATTATTTTGATATTTACATGGATGGATTAGAACCTGAAAGAAACTATGAAATTCTAATCAAAACTACAATTGATGGGTCTACTAGAATATATAATGATAATTATTATTTTAAAGTAATTAATGGATGAGCGAAAATGTAAGTTTA